ATCTCCATCTGTAGCAGCAGCATATCCAGGAATTGATTCTAGGATAGTTGCAACGTTAGGTGAACATACGATAAAGTTTGCTCCTCCACGTAGAGTTTTCTGGTGAATTTTGTTAGATACTTTTTGTACTTTAGTACCTAGTGTTTGGAACCACTGACCTTGTGTATTGTAGAAATCAGAAGTAGAAGTAGACCATGCAGATCCGTTCCATACTTTGTTGTTTTCTGCAGACCATCTTTCAGTAGTTCTAGCATCTTGGATAAGCATATCAAGGATCTCAAGATCAATCTCCATAGAGATATACTCGCTCAATAAAGATGTTAACTCAGCCTCAGCGTCGATGCTGTGGTAAGCGTTAAGATCTTGAGCGAATTCTGGAGTCCATTGTGCTTTTAACTTACGAGTCTTAGCAACAATCGCCTCAGAAGCAAGTTTTACGTCGATTTCTGGGATAGTGATTGAGTTATCAACAGCAGCACCTGAAGAAGCTTCGAAGTCTCCTCTGTCGTTGTCAACTGGCTGTACGTTATATCTTACAGTACCGGTTGCAGGAAGAGCAGATCCAGCAAGATCTGATTTCTTAACGATGAATGTTACGTTGTTACCAGCAGTAGTAGTATACTGAGGATAGTTAGTAACGTCTACGTTAGCAGAACCAGATAATAGTCTAAATGCTCTAACACCTAAAGTGTCAAAGTTAGTTCCTGATAAATCTACAGTTGCCTGTAAGAAGTCTCCAGGAGCTAATTCAGCATCGTATCCTAATGAAGCAGAAGTAGCAGCAGTAGAAGTGATTGACTCTCCTGTTGAAGATGCTTCGTTAATAGAATATCCAAACTGTCCAGCGCCATAAAGACCGCCAGCAACTTCAGTATCTACTCCAATTTTAGCAGATGCAGAAGAAACGTTACCGTAAAGGTTGTCTCCGTCAGCTCTACCACTTTTAGCAGTTCCGTACTTAAAGTCTAGATAGAATACTAGTCCTGAAGGTAGGTTCATTGGTTGAACAGATACGAAATCTTGAGCTACGATTTGAGCGAATACCTTACGTACTAAAGGTAGAGCTACTCCAGCCCATTGCTCACCAGCGCCAGCAGAGAAAGATCCTCCACCTACGTTAGTTGTGTTGGCCTCAGCTACGATTTGCTTAGCTTGGTTCTCTAAGATTACAGCCATGTTATTAGCATGTCTTTCGTCTTTGATACCTTCTAGCAATCCTGACTGGGCCCATTTTTCTGCTAATCTAGCAGAGTCAGCTTGCATACTTTTATAAGTATTCGAGCTTTCTAATAGGTTGTTTAATTCCATTTGAATTGTTGTTTAAAAAATTATTTAATAATTCCAGCTAATTTTTGCATTCTACGAACAGCATCAGATACTTCAGCGATTACTTCTGGTTTAGAAGCAGTCGTACCTGTAGCTTTACTTGCCATTCCTTTCATTTTAGATTCTGTAACAGTTTCTTTTTTAGTAGTAACTACATTTTCAGAAACAGTTTCAAAAACTAATTTTACTTCTTTAACAGTTTCTGCTTTATCAAAAGCAGCAATAATGTTAACTTTTTGAGACTCAGTTAATGAGTTAGCTTTGAAGATTTTGTTAACGTATAAAAGCTTAGCATTAAGGATGTTAACTTCTGAAAGTTCTTTTTTAAGGTTTTCAATAGTTTCTAAAGCTTCTTCTAATTTAGATTCTTCTTCTACTACTTCTTCCTTAACAGTTCCGTTAATGTTGTGGTCTTTTGTATCAGATTCTGCAGGAACTTCGTTCGCTGTATCTTCTGCTACTGTCTCTTCTTCGCTTACTTCTTCTTCTGAAACTCCTTCTAATTCTCTTAGAAGTTCATCTAGATCAATTTCCTCATCGTCCGCAGCTGGTTCCTCGATTGCTTCAGGCTCATCACCTAAACCTTCGATATCACCTGCATCCATGTCGGTACCTAGATCTTCTTCCTCGCCGTGTCCCATTTCTTGTGAAATGATATCACGAATAAGGTCTTTAAATTGGTCAACAGTAATGTCTCCCAATTCTTCATCGCCTTCAGTGTCAGCTTCGTCCTCTGATTCTTCAGAGTCATCCTCTACTTCTTCTTCGTCAGCGATTTCTTCTTCAGCGTCAGCTTCTTCTTCTGCTTCAAATGTAATTTCTTCCTCTACTGCTTCGTCTTTTTCTTCTTTAGATCCTTCTTCGATCTCTTCTTCAATTTCGTTTACTACTTCTTCGTCGATGTCTTTATCTTCCATCTCTTGAAGTTTAGCAGCTAACATATCTTTTAGATGAGGAGTTAAAGACTCTTCTAAAGCTTCTTTAGCGTTAGCAATAGCGGCTTCTCTTACAGATTTAGCTTCAGCAATAGCTTGCTTGAATAAATCTTTGTTTGCCATTTTGACTAAAAATTTGTGATTTCGTGCGATTATTTTAACCGCAATGTGAAGTTAATTTTTTTTATCGATA